AGCTTGACATTTAGACAAAAGTGTGCTATAATATATGCTATAGTAAAAACTAAAGAGCAACTAAGATGTTTAAAGCCCTATGAAGGCTTTAAAGCAATGGTTTTTATAATTTATAAATAACAATAACATTAAAGTCTTCATAGTACGCCAATAGGCTCTAAAGACTTTAAAGGGTAAATGTCTCCTAAAAGGATAAAGACAAATGGAACAAACAAAAGTGATAGTCCCTAAAACAAGGGGCAAAGGTCGACCACCAAAAGCCGACCTCATAGCGGTTAAAGAAAGAAACAAAGGGAAGGTTGGTCGTCCTATTGGTGATGCTGGTCGTATTGAAGAATTCAAACAGAGGCTTCTGGCTACAGGCGGCACACGAATATTGGACAAGATGATATCTATAGCCCTCAATGATGACCACCCCGGTCAGATGGCTGCAATCAAAATGTCGGTGGACAGAATGCTCCCAATGTCGACCTTCGAGGCTGCAAAGAATGGTGGCAGCACCCCTCAAATCTCGATTAACATTACTTCTTTGGGGCAGCCAACAATATCTACCTCAGATGTTGTAGAAGACATAACAGATATAGACACTGAGTAATCAGCTTGAAACACGTTTAGGGTGCGTGTGTCTGAACACCCTTCCTTATCAAGAGGACTTACAAATGAAACCAAGAAAACAAGCTACATTGGCTAATGCCGTCACATACTTTACAGGCAGTCCCTGTAAACATGGACACATAGCCCCAAGACGAACAGTAAACGGATGCTGCACTGATTGTGAGGCAGTACGGAATAATTCAAAAGCTAGACAAGACTACATGGCTGTCTATGCTGAAAAGCAAAAAGAAAAAATTAAAGAAATTGCATCGAGATGGCAAAAGAATAACAAAGGGAAAGTCAACGCTAACACAGCTATCAGGCACACGGCTAAGATGATGCGGAAGCCGAAGTGGTTGACAAAAGAAGACAAAACACATATTCGATGTTTATACCAACTTTCTGAAATGAGAAGTAGGAGTTCAGGCATTAGCTGGAATGTTGACCACATTGTTCCTTTGCAAGGAAAGAACGTAAGCGGTTTACACGTTCCGTGGAATTTACAAGTTATTCCTGCTTCTGCCAATTTTAGAAAGAATAATAGATTTCATGACAACCCTTAATTTTGAACTGCTCTCGTGGCAGAAAGAAGTATTTAACGATAAGACACGGTTTAAAGTGGTGGCAGCTGGAAGACGTTGTGGTAAGTCGAGGCTCTCGGCTATCCAACTTTTAATTGAAGGACTAAACTGCCCTGCTGGTTCCGCTGTAATGTATGTAGCTCCTACTCTAGGTATGGCTCGCACAATTATGTGGGACTTGTTGCAGGATTTAGGTCGTCCTATCATTAAGTCTTCCCATTTGAATAACCTAGAAATAACTCTTGTAAACGGACGGAAAGTATTGCTGCGTGGCGCAGACAACCCAGACAGTTTACGAGGTGTGTCCTTAACTTATGTAGTGCTCGATGAGTGCGCCTTTATTAAAGAAGACACATGGCAAAAGATTTTACGAGCAGCTCTTTCAGATAAAAAAGGTAGAGCACTATTTATCTCAACTCCGTCTGGACGCAACTGGTTCTACGACATCTACAAACTTGGAAAAGATGGTGGAGATGAGGAATGGAAAAGTTGGCATAAAACAACACAGGACAATGAAACCATTGACCCAAAGGAAATTGAAGCAGCCAAACGAACATTGAGTTCTTTCGCATTTAAGCAAGAATATTTAAGTTCCTTCGATACAGCAGGAAGCGACATATTCAAGGAGAGCTGGTTTAAGACAGCCCCTGAGCCTAAAGAGGGTGCTTATGTCATGGCTTTTGACTTGGCTGGTTTCGAGGCTGTTGGTGCTTCCGTTAAGAAGCATTTAGACAGTACTGCCATTGCAATCGTCAAGGTGACGGACAATGGTGAATGGTGGGTACGCAAGATAGAGAGTGGTCGTTGGGACATCAAGGACACGGCTACAAGGCTCCTGAAGAACATTAAGGAGTATCAACCTATAGCTGTAGGCTGTGAGCGTGGAATGGCTAGAAACGCTGTTCTCCCGTACCTAACAGACTTTATGCGGAAGTACAACACCTACGCACACATCCACGAACTAACCCACGGCAACAAGAAGAAGACAGACAGGGTGGTCTGGGCCTTACAAGGGCGCATGGAGCACGGCAAGGTGTCCTTCAATGAAGACGAGGAATGGGAAGAATTCAAAGACCAGCTGGTTATGTTCCCCACTTCAGGCGTACATGATGACTTGGTTGATGCCTTGTCGTATGTTGACCAATTAAGTGTTTCAACCTATCAACAAGATTACGATGAAGAAGATTACGAGGTTCTTGATGTCGTCAGTGGATATTAGCGATAAATGGTATTTTACAGGTCTTCCTTGTAAAAAGGGACACATTGCACCTCGTTTAAAAAGTAATCGTGGGGGTAAAGAATGTGCTTATGCTCGAAGAATGGCATATGAATCTACAGATACTTATGTAGCGTGGAAAGCTGAAAATAAAAAGACAGTTGCTTCTAACTGGCAGAAACGCAACAAAGGTTCAGTAAATGCAAACACACGAAAACGCCAAGCATCTTTATTAAACCGCACTCCTGATTGGTTGACTGACTTCGATGTTTTAAAAATGAAATGTCTTTATCAGTTGGCAGCAATGCGAACAAGGGAAAGCGGAGAAGGTTGGCATGTTGACCACATATTACCATTACAAGGTAAAAAAGTTAGTGGTCTTCATGTTCCGTTAAATCTAAAAGCGGTTCCGGCTGCTTATAACCAAAGAAAATCTAACAGCTATGCAATCCAATAAAAAAGCAGATGCTCCTGAATGGGAGGAAGCATCAGACAATGACAAGGAACTAACCGAATGGGTGGTCTCACACACCGACCGTTGGCGTGACTATCGTGATACCAATTTCATGCGTGATTGGGAAGAGTATGAGCGCATCTTCCGTGGTCAATGGGCTGCTGAAGACAAGACACGAGACAGCGAACGCAGTCGTATCATCTCCCCTGCAACACAGCAAGCCGTTGAAACACGCCATGCTGAAATTGTAGAAGCCATCTTCGGTCAAGGAGAATTCTTTGACATTCAGGACGACCTGAAGGATGTAGACGGCAATCCAATGGATGTAGAGGCTCTGAAGTCTCTCCTGATGGAAGACTTCAAGCGGGATAAGATTAAGAAAAGCATTGACCACATTGAGTTGATGGCAGAGATTTATGGTACAGGTATTGGTGAAATTGTCATTAAAGAGACAAAACAGCTAAAGCCTTCCACTCAGCCTATCCCCGGTGCTCAAGGAACTGCTGCTATTGGTGTAATGGAAGGAACACGCATGAGCGTGGCTCTGAAGCCAGTAAACCCCAAGAACTTCCTTATTGACCCTAATGCTGAAACCATTGAAGATGCAATGGGCTGTGCAATTGAGAAATATGTCTCTATTCACAAGATTGTCGAAGGCATGGAAAAAGGTATCTACCGCAAGGTGGACATTGGAACCACCTATGACGACACAGAGCTAGAGCCAACACAAGAGATGGTTCAGTTTCAGGACGACAAAGTAAAGGTTCTTACCTATTACGGCCTTGTCCCTAAAGAATACTTGATGAAGCTAGAAGAAGGCGATGCAGAGGTCGTGGACTTGTTCCCCGAAGACTCTCTTGCTGACGACTACTCAGAGCTGGTAGAAGCCATCATTGTCATTGCTAATGACTCGATGCTCCTGAAGGCTGAAGAAAACCCGTACATGATGAAGGATAGGCCGCTAGTAGCTTATCAGGACGATACAGTGCCGGGACGCTTCTATGGGCGTGGAACGGTTGAAAAAGCCTACAATATGCAGAAGGCTATTGACGGTCAGCTTCGTGCTCATATGGACTCTGTAGCCCTTACAACAGCCCCTATGATGGGTATGGATGCTACACGGCTTCCACGAGGTGCTAAGTTTGAAATTAAGCCCGGTAAGAGCTTCCTGACAAACGGCCCTCCTGCTGACATCTTGTTCCCCTTCCACTTCGGTCAAAGCACACAGGATGCTCCAGCAGCAGCCCAGAACTTTGAGAGAATGTTGCTTCAAGCGACAGGAACAGTGGATAGTGCAGGTCTTCCCTCCA